TTTGTCGCCTGAAGACTCAGAAATTATTTTCTTTGCCTGTGCAACTGGTTTGTCATCCATAACTGCAGGAAGATACTTGTCGTAAGCAGATTTTAGTTTGCCTGTTTGAACTGATTCTAACAGTTGTGACATAACATCTGCTTTTTCTTTGCTCAATGGTTTGAGCAACTCACCCATCGTTTCCTTACGTTCCATCAAATCTTTGGCTCTGGAAATTTCCTTCTCCTTAGATTCAATCACCGCTTTCTTATCTTCGATGGATTTCTCAGCGTCTTTTAGTTTCAAAGTGGTCTCGTCAACAACTTTCATAAGTTTAGCCGTTTCCGACTTCTCATTTAAGTATGATGCTTGATACTCTGAAGCAAACGCTTCGAATATTTTCTTACCAAAGTTGATCTCTCTAGCAGAACTGATGTCTTCTCTTAATTGAGCAATTTCTTGCGTCAATTTTTTAGAAACAGCATTCTCTACTACTTTTGCAGATCTCTTAATGAAAGTTTCTTTCAATTTAGCCAATTGGCCTTTTGCTTCTTTCACTAATTTAACTTTAGTTTCTACCACGCCTTTTTTGTCTTCATGGAATTCTTTAATTTCCTTAGCAAGTGCTCCAACTACGAACTCTTCTAATTTTTTAAAGTTTTCATGAACGCCTTGTCTATCAGCGTGTAATTCTTTTAACTCGTTAGTTAATTTGCTTAAAACAAATTCTTCTAACTTGCTTGAGTGTTTGCCTACGTTTTCTTTGTAAGCAATCTTTTCTTGTGCAAGTGATTTTCTGTCCTGTACAAATTTGCCTATTTCTTCAGACAACTTTTCAGTCATCATTTTATCAATAGCCTCGACCATGTTGTTCTTGTCATGTTCGTATCTCTTAGCAAATTCTTCTCTAAGTTCAGCAGTCACTTGATCTCTGTTTTCCTTAACTTTGTCGTTCCAAGCCTCTTCGATTGAAACCTTAGTTTCTTCTCCGATTACGCCTGATTCAACTAGTTTTGATATTGCGTCGATCATTATTTTAGTCCTTTTATTACGTTTTTAATAGCATCTTGTAGATACTTTTGTGCTTTTTTATCATTTCTAACTTCAGCCGCCATGCCCATTGCTCTATTTCCGCCTCTTGTGTTCATCAAGTGTTCGTAAATTGGCGTTGGGTAAGCACCTGGTGCCGAAGGTTGGGCCACAACATCGACAGTGATGATTTCAAAGTCTGAGACTTGACCACCGCCATATTCGGAAATGTTACCACTTCCTCTAGACGATACGCCAAGTTTCACACCTGATTCCAACATTGTTCTAACAAGTTGGCCCATCGGAGTAGGCAAAATTTTCATTTTACCATATCCATTTGGACCGTCCATCCACATTTCAGTAATCATGTGAGACACACGGTCTAAATTTATTTTAAGATCATCTGGATGATCCACTTCTCCAAGAACTGAATAACCTGAACCTATTTGATCATTAAGAGTTTTTACTGCTGTTTGTATTTCATTTACAGGATAAACTCTTTGATTGGCATTCTTGATGCCCCCTTGAATACAGATACCTTTCATGTACAAATCCTTGCCGTCTTTGCCTTCGTGCAAAACCTGTACTCGTGCCTGATCGTAGGTTAAGTGTTCTCTAAGATATAGTGATGACATCAGATTCTCCTAATGGTTCCAATTATGGCTATTACTTGCCGCTAATTGGTGATTTAACAGATTTTTCTGAACCATCAGCAGTGTTAGCCTTCATCTCTTTTTTGAAAGATGTTGACTTGTCTTTACCACCTGTGTTCTCAAAGTCTGCCATTTTCTCTGCTGTCGGTGCCGGTCTGCCTTTTTCGTCGGCTCCACCTTTTGCGATATTTGAACCTCTTGTTGTGTTCATATCCGCTCCACCATCACCTGTCATTGGACTTTTCTTAGCATCTGCATGGTCGGCATTGTCCGCAGATTTTTGAATTTTATATTCTTTCACTGCTTCTTTTTTCATGCCTTTATCTTTATGCATTGCTTCTTTTTTCATGTCTTTTTTATCAGACATTTTGCCTTCAACTGACAGATCAGCATCAGCGTCAGCAACTGGTTCTAAAGACTCGTCTTTATCGTCGTCGTCTTTTTCCATGTCGCCTTTGCCAGCCATCATTTTTTCGAATTCTGCTTTAAGTTCATCTAAAGCGTCTTCAAGATCAGCCACTCTTTCTTCGGTGTCTTCGTCTTCTTTGTCCGCATCCATGTCTTTTTCCATGTTGTCAGCGGCCATTTCTGCTTCACCTGTTTCGTCTGCGGCGATATCTTTGACTAATTCGTCAGTTGCATCTCCACCTACTTCTTCGATTGACTCTTCTTCTTTTGACTCTGCTTCGTCAGTTTTGTCGTCTTCGATTGCTACTTCTACGTCTTCGCCTTCGTTTGCTTCTTCTGACTTGGCTTCTTCTTTAGACTCCTCAGTAGTTTCTTCTACTTTTTCGTCTTCTTGTGACTCTGAAGTTTCAGACACTTCTTCTTCTTTCATGTCTTTTTTCTTCTCGTCTTTTTTGTCATGCATTCCTTCATTTGCTGAAGTTTCTGCACTTGTTTCGTCTGCTAATCCTTCGTAGATGTCTCTTGACTTCTCTACTACGATTTCATGAAATAACGCTTCCGCTTTTTCATTCTCTTCGTTGATTAGCAACTCTAATAATTGTTCAAATTTATTTGACATTGCACGTGCTCCTTTTTTGCTTATTTGCAAGGTTTGTTACTTATAAGTGTGAGTATTTACGTCAAACAGCGAAAAACGGCGCCAATTTGGTACCAAAATGGTGTTTTTTTAGGATTTTTCGATTTGTAAGTTATATATCTGCAAAAAATCCTTGATATCTACGTTGTTAAAGTTTTTAGCAAATTCTAGATCGTGTGGTTTGAATGATGTTGAAAGCACTACCCTATGAAACTTTATTTTAGGATAGTCTTGTAAAATACGTTTTGTTTGATTCATCCAGTTGCCATAAAATGTGGCTTCATCTATTGATCTTTTATAGTTTCTAGTATCTTTGAACATGTTATTGAACTGAAAACGCTTTTGTTTTCCGTCTCGTGCATGTCCTTGATAGTCAAAACCAAGGATGTAAATTTCATCAAATCCTTTGTCCGCCGCCATTTTAAGTGCAGTTGGACCTGAACTCCAACCTAAACTAGGTTTGAACCAATTTACATGGTTTAGTATATTTTGTTTTCTGTCATATTGATGATTGAAATTTGACCATACTTGATGATGTTTAGGGTAATCTGTTTCACCAATCTCAAATACCATTTTTGGATCTACCGCAACCAGATAGTCTGGTGTTTCTTTCCTAAAAACGCCATTGCAGGCAAACACAGGCCCATGCTTTTGCAGGTCTGCTACTTTTATTCCTCTACGTGATTCACCGTTGCCTAGTACAAATGCTGTGCCACTCATTACAGTGTTAAATTATCGTCTGTGGCTGGTTGTCCGTACATCTTTTGGACAAATTTTGCTTCTTCTTTTTGTTCGGCATCGTGTTGTTCAGATGCTAAACGCATTTTGTTGATGTCTTTGAGTGTTAGTCTTGTTTTTCTTGTGTCTTCTTTATCCAGTATAGATATGTCTTCTTCAGCATTATAATTTTTTTGCTGTTCAAAACCTTGTTCGCCTACTGTAAAAAATTCTTTTAGTATCATTTGCTCTATTTATTTTAGGTTCTGCCAGTTCCTGGCGTTGGTGTAGTGCCCGGTACTGGAGGTTGTCCTGGTGTTGCTCCTGGTGTTTGTGCTGGTGGCGCCGTTGTGTCTGGTGCCTGTGGATCAGTAAGGTTATCCAAGTCACCTGCGATTCCCGCCTGTGTCACTCCACCCTGTCTTAGTTCAGCGGATTTGGTTGCCTGTTTCTGCTTCACTGCATTTTCTTCTGCCCATTGTTCTGCGTTTTCACTCATTTCCTCTTCAGTTAATCCAAGATATCTCTTTAACGCAAATCTTTTTGACATGTAAGGTAGTTCAGCAACTTGCACAAAAGTTTGCACTCTGCTTTGATCCATTTCTGTCTGCCTGTATTGTGCAAAGTTTTGAGGTGGATTCATTTTTATTTCAAATAGACTGTTGTCTATAGAGTAACCTTTGCTGGCAATCCAATATTTAAATTCTTCGTCAAAAATTGGACTTACATTTCTCTGTAATCTTTCGCAATATTTGTTGAATCTTAGTTCTTGGATGTATGCAGTGCCAACTCTACCATCATTGTATTGCTGTGCGCCATCTTCTGCACCTGTTGGAAGATATGATGCAGGTATTCTCAATCCTCTGAAAAGTTTGTTGGTGAAAAATCTCAAGTCATCAATCTCACCTAAGTTTGTACCACCTGGCAGAGTGTCAACTTTAGAGCCTCTTCCTTCCGCTGTCTGTGGAAAGAAATAATCTTCATTGATACTCATTGGGTTATAGGTGGCATCAACATAATTAACACCACCTGTAGTGCTTGGAATTCTTCTTTGGTTAATTTCATTTTTGACTCTCTCCACAAATTGCATTGCTAAGTGGGTAGGCATATTTCCTACATCGATATAAAACACTCTTCTTTCAGGTGCTCTCTGCACTCTGTAGATAATAATTGCGTCTTCTAATAATTCTTTTTGTTTGTATACTTTGAAAACTTGTTCGAGAATGGACTGTCCAAAAGGAAACATGTTATCCAAACCATCTGACATGCTTAAATGAACAACATGTTCAGCGTTTATTGAATACTGATTCATTGTTCTATAGAATCTTCCGCCTGCGCCAGGACCTCCACCGTAGCCTGCGTTTGTCATTGTCGTGCCTTGACCTGCACCTGCATAGTTTTGATTGTATGTTCCACCTGTTGTGCCACCACCACCATATGTTTGATTTGGTGTAATTTGTGTTGCGCTTAATCTTTGTAAATTTGGATTTATATCTCTTACAACATACTGTTCAGGTTTTTTACCTTCTGATTCATTTACAATTATTCTATCTACTTTTGCAGGATCTATGTAAAGCCATCTTTGTGTTTCTGGATCTCTTACAAAGAAACAGTCCCCGTATTTCATTACATTTCGAAAAATTCTGAATACTCTCTTTTGGAACTTGTTAGATTTGGTCCATTGTTGCAGTGCCTTCTTTAATAGTTTTACTTCTGAATCAATTACTTCTCCTTTGAAAACAATATCAAATGGAGTTTCATTTTCTTTGTTGGCCTGTGTACAAAATTCTGCCAGGATATCAAGTGCGGCATTGACTTCCGAGTCAGAATCCATTTGATCATACTGGAAGTATCTTTGTATCCTGTTTGGATGTCCTGTGTAAACATCAGGAAGATATGATGAATAGTTTCTTTTTGCAAACTGAGGATTTCTGTCTCCTGCAATGGGCGACATGTTTGCGTCTTTAAAATATTTTTTCCAAGCCATTTTATATATTATACAAGATTACTATTCAAATTTGCAAGTTTTCTTGTACTGTTTTCCGTATTTTTTTCAGTTTTAGCACTTATTTTAACTAATGTATTTAAATGTTTTTCCATTTTATTAGAAACTTCTGTAAAAGCCTTCATATTATTATTCTGCTGTGTTTGAAGACTTGTAAGTTCTGACAAACTACCACCACCTATTGGTTCTGCTGTTACTCCTGTAGATGCAGTTTTTATGATCATTGGCTCAACATTACCAGCCGTGTTGGGTAAAAACAATTCGGGTCCTCTTTCGCCAACCAAAGCAGGTTGTCCTGTAGCCAAATTCCCACCAAACTGTCTCTGTGTTAGTCCGCCAAGTCCTTGTCCTACCAGTGAACCTAAGCCGGCTCCTATCAATGCT